ATGAAAATAGTAGAAGTAAAATCTAAGAATGGTACCAATTTTATGATTTTAGATGGTAATAATGAACCTATAGTAGATGCAGTAAGATATTTGAAGTATCTGGATAGTGTTAAGAAAAGTTTAAATACCAAGAAAACCTATGCCTATGCACTAAAAAATTTTTTTGTTTACTTAGAAAGTAAAAAGATATGCTATAAAGAAGTTAGTTTTGATAACTTTGTTGATTTTATAAGATGGATGAAAACACCTTTTGAATATGAGAATGTCCTCTCTTATCACCGAAAAGAAAAAAGCATTAGTCCTAAGACAATTAATCTGACTATGACTGTAGTATCTAATTTTTATGATTATCTCTATAGGAGTAAAAAATTAGATGTTAATTTCTATGATTTTATGCATATGGAAAGTAAATACTCTAAAAAATATAAAAGTTTCATGCATCACATAAATAAGGACTATAGAACGTTGAAAAATATTTTGAAAGTTAAAGAACCAAAGAAAAAAATAGAAGTGTTAACTAATGCGGAGGTTAAGAAATTATTAGAGGAAGCTAATAATATTAGAGATAAATTCTTAATACAATTACTATATGAAACCGGATTACGTATAGGTGAGGTATTATCATTACGTATTGATGATATGTTTAATTCAAGAAAAGCTTTAACGCCAGTGTTCTCAAGCGTTTTATAAAGCTTGTAAAAAATATAAGGGCAAAAAAAGGGCAGATTTAAGCTAACTTGGAATGTTTTCGAGTTTTTGAGTTAGTTCTCTATCCATTTTTTCAGTTACATGAGTATATATGCGAATGGTTGTTTTTTCATCTACATGTCCTACCCTTTTCATAATTGCTTTTAAAGAAACATTCATTTCTACTAATAAAGTTATGTGTGTATGTCTAAATGTGTGCGTGGTAACTTTCTTATTCATATTTAAAGCTTTTGTAGTTTTCTTAAGCACACCGGCGATTTGATTATTACATAAAGGATTCCCTTTTTTTGTTGTGAATATGAACCCTCTGTCAACATAGCTCGAATTCCATCTTTTCAACATTTTGTTTTCCAGTATTATCTTTTTAAAAATTTCTACGGTTCTAGAATTGATGCTGATACTTCTTTTTGAACTTATAGTCTTTGTAGTGTCTTTGTATCCGAATCCTTCCTCGTATTTAATGCGGTGAATTGTACCTGTTATATTGATAGTTTTGTTTAATAAATCTATATCTTTTTCCTGCAGTGCTTGTAGTTCTCCTATGCGCATACCAGTTAAAGCCTGTACTTCTAAGATGCTGGCAATTAAAATGCGATTTCGCTTGTGTAACTTATTATCATTTAGTATATGATCACGTATCTGTAGGACTTGGTTCATTTCTAAATAGTTGTACATTTTAGATTCATCTTTTTCGATATCCTCTATTGTTTTTCTTCTTTTAGGAATTTTGACATTAGTTAACAAATATTCATTTGGATAATTGTAAAATTTAACTGCATATTTAATAGCTCCTTTCATATCTCCGAGTTGACGGGTTACTTGATTTTGAGAATAGATATCTGATAATTTATTAATAAATATCTGCATATATTTTGTATCTAGTTTGTTTAAAAGCAAGTTCTCAGAGCTGTATCGTTTAATGTTTCTAATTCTTATTTTTATATTATTAAGAGTAGTCAACTTTGAACCTGATGTTTTTATATGATATTCAAGCCATTCATCTAATAGCGCGTGAAAAGTCAAAGTTTTTAATTCGCTTGACGACTTGTTGTTCAGTTTTTCTTTTATTTTTTCTTCTAAACGAAACATTGCTTCTTTTTGAGATTGTTTTGTATTCTTGTTCAACACAACACTTACGCGCTTCCATTTATCTGTGTATGGATCTTTATACTTCTCGTAGTATCTGTATTTAGTTTCGTTATTTTTGTTTTTAAATTTTTCAATCCACATGTTTATACCTCCTGAGAGAACGTACGTTCTGTAAATTTGTAAAAAATAATAAGGGTAGGCGGGCTACCCGATAATTAGTGCTAGGTACTAATTATGTTATAATAAAATAAAAAGTAGGTGATAAGATGACTCAATTTCTAGGGGCGCTTCTTCTTACAGGAGTTTTAGGTTACATACCATATAAATATCTAACAATGATAGGTTTAGTTAGTGAAAAAAACAAGGTTATCAATACTCCTGTATTATTGATTTTTTCTATTGAAACATGTTTGATATGGTTTTATAGTTTTATAATTTTTAATAATGTTGATTTAAAAAATTTGAATTTAATTCAGTTGCTTACAGGTCTAAAAGCAAATATTTTGTTTCTAATTATTTTTGTTTTAACAGTGCTTGTATTTAATCCTTTAATTGTTAAATTCATTATCTGGTTAATTAATGAAACAAGAAAGTTTATGAATTTGGATTGTATAAGCTTATTAGACAAAAGAGACAAGTTGTTTAATAACAACGGTAAACCAGTATTTATAGTTATTAAAGACTTTGAAAACAGAATCATTGAAGAGGGTGAACTTAAAACCTATAATTCAGCTGGTAGCGATTTCGATTTACTAGAAGTTGAGCGACAAGATTTCAAAGTATCTGATTTACCGTCAAACGATGAATTGTATATTAAACATACGCTTGTAGACCTTAAACAACAAATTAAATTGGATTTATATTTAATGAATGAATATTAATCTTTTTTCTTAGCTTTTTCTGATAAAGTACTTTTTAAGTTTTCGCTGGCACCCGGCTTTTCAAAACTTTTGTTTATTGGGTTACTACGGGTAGCTTCTTGTTTTTTGTTTTTATCCGCCATAAAATTCTCACCACCATTCAACGTCTACACTAGTAGGCGTTTTTTGATTTTTATATTAAAGGGCTATAAAAAGCTGTTAATACTTCAATTCTTTAATCCACATATATTTAAAAGTGAGGTAGTAGGTAATAAATATAAGACTTAAAGTTAAGATTGCTTTTTTCATGTCAATTTCTCCTTTGTTTATATTTATATTAAATCACTAAATAGACGTTATTAATCACAATACAATTAATTGATTGTAAGATACTTAGTCGTATAATTCTATATACCTATTAGTAAATTCTTCTGCTGTTATTTCTCCATTTTCTTTTTGTTGTTGAAGTTTAGAAGCTTCTTTTTGAATTGCATCGTATTTTTCACGAGAATACCCATATTTTTCCATCTCTTTATAATTAGCTTCGTTTATTTGTTCTTGTTGCTGAGGTGTGACACAACCACCAACTGTGCATTGTGTACCATCAGGTTTTGTGTAACCTATAACGTCACCTGCGCCTTGTGCTTGGTACCAAGTATTACCATCTGCATCTACCATGCCGTTAACATTGTGACCATTTTTTACTCTTTGTGATATTTCGTCTTTAGTTAAAGGTCTATTGGTTTGTTGATCGTTGTTAACGTTTGTGTTGTTCTCGTTGTTTACTTGATTATTGTTATCGTTTTGATTAGCATTTTCTTTTTTCGCTTCTGCTTTTTCTTTAGTTTCTTTCTTTTTATCTTTGTTATCTTTCTTTGTTTCAGTTTTTTTGCTTTCCTCTTTCTTATCGCCGTCGTGGCTACCACAAGCGCCTAAAACTAACGCACTCGCTAATGTTAAACCTAATAATCTTTTCATTTTAATTTCTCCTTTGTTTACTTTTTTATATTAAAACACCATATAGGTATTTTTAATCAATATGTTTTTACACTTGCTACAACTCTGCCTACAATTTTAACTTCATCGTCTTTACCATATACTTGTGGATAGTGATTAGGATTGTTCGATTCGGGTATTAATATGATTTGGTCTTCATTGTATCTTATGCGCTTAACAGTACCGTTATACCCGTTTATCATGACTACACCTAACTGACCATTTTCGACGATAGAATCTTTTTCCACTACAACCACATCACCTTCATCAAAAAGTTTGTTCATACTATCACCAGACACTTGTAAACCAAACTCTTCTTTATCAGGATTCAAATTTTTAGTAGAGAAGTATATGTAATCAACTAAATTTTCTTCTGTGTATATAGGCATTCCTGCAGATATCTTTGATACAACTGGTATTTTTTTAACTGGTAGTGTATCAAGTTGTACGATTTTGTTAGGTGATTCAACAAGCGATGATTTTTCTACTCCGAAGTATTTGGCTAACATTTCGATTTTGTCTATTCTTGGGTACGTTTTTGCATTAATCCAATCTGATAAAGTTGTATAACTTATTTTTAAGTCTCTAGATAATTTGTTTCTATCAACATTATTTTCTTTCATGAGACGAGAAATATTTTTTGCCATAATTTCTTTGTTGCCTAACATTATAATTTCAATCCCTTCATCTAATATTACAAACTTATTATACGGCTTAATCGTAAAATATACAAGTAAAAAAATAAAATTACGGTTAAAGTGTTGACATTACGTTTAAACCGTAATATACTTAAGGCAGTTCTTAAGCAAGGAGGTATTACAATGACGCAAATCATCGTTAAAAAAGAACCAGTAACGTTAAAGACATTGAGAGCAAAATTTGACTTAACTCAAGCTAAGGCTGGTGCTAAGGTTGGCGTGTCTGCTGATGTGTGGCATAACTGGGAAAAAGGAAAGACTTTTCCTAATGTTCCGCAGTTAAAAAAGATAGAAGAAAAATTTGACATATCTTACGATGATATTATTTTTTTAACTAAAAATAACGGTTAAACCGTAATAGGAGGAAGCCCAAATGCAAGAATTACAATTAGTAGAACAGAACGAGACACATTACGTAGATAGTAGAGAAGTAGCAGAAATGGTGGGTAAGGAACATAAAAATTTAATCAGAGATATTGAAAATTATAGAAGTGTAATTTTGCAAAGCTCAAAGTTGAGCCCTGATGATTACTTCGTAGAATCAACTTATTTAGGTGCAAACAATCGTCAGACTAAACACTACTTATTAACCAAAAAAGGTTGCGACATAGTGGCAAACAAGATGACAGGTAGTAAAGGCATTTTGTTTACTGCAACTTATGTTGATGCATTTCATAAAATGGATGAATACATTAAACAACAAGCACAGCTTAATGTACCACAAACACCAATGCAAGCATTAGAGATGATGTTCAAAGCACAAAAAGACCAAGAACAGTTTAACAAACAAATGCAACAAGAAATCACAGGCATTCGTCACATTGTCGGTATTGAAACGAAAAACTGGCGTAACGACACAAACAAAATGTTATCTGCGATTGCACAACATTTAGGTGGCGGAGCAATGCACCAGAAAGTTAAGTCTGAAGCATATAAAGCTTTAGAAGAAAAAGGACGCTGTAATTTAAAAATTCGTATGCAGAACCGCAAAGGCAAAATGCTAGCGAATGGTGCAACGAAAACCCAGATTAACAAGTTGTCAAAATTAGATGTGATTACTGATGAACCTAGATTGGTTGAGATATACATTTCAGTGATTAAGAGTATGGCGATTAAATACGGTGTAGATATTAGCCAATTTGAAATTTAAACAAACATCTTAAAAGGAGGACACAATGGAACAAATCACGTTAACCAAAGAAGAGTTGAAAGAAATTATAGCGAAAGAAGTTAGAAATGCT